ACATTTAGAATTCAACGTATATGATGAAGAAGACGGAGAACCCCAACTTTATGGAACAGATGATGATGAAGGACTTGAGGGAGATGGAGAAGGAGCTTGATAAAGAGCTTCCTGAAAGAGGATTTGTCCGCATCTGGCCGACAATTAAAACACAAACCTTCTTCATTATTATATTCTTAACACAATTCAGTCTTGAGTTCAAGACACAATTGTGGTATTTAATAGGGTTGTAGGCTTCTTAGTTGGAGTACGCGAGGCCGCCCATACCTGACATGACACGGAGCACGTTGTAGTTGAGGGCATACACGCGAACCTGCGCCGTACGGGCCGCAACAACCGTGTTAAGCGAAACCGTGAGTTGGAGCGTCGCCTTGTCGATACGCGAGAAGTTGCACGTGCCTGAAGGCTGGTGCTCCTCAGGGCGAAGAGCAAACGAGTACGCGTTGATACCCGTTGAAGGCGTGCGGCAGTGGTGCTGGTAAGGCTGAACTCTGTCGAAGTACGAACCCTCACGCTCCGTGAAACGATCCTGGCCGTTGAGCTGGAGTTTGCAGACCTCCACGGGGTTCTTGCCCTCGCAGCGGACACCTGAGTCAAGGATAACCTTGGCAAGAAGGTAGTTGACACCGTTGTCGAAAGCCGCTTCTTGGCCAGACTCACCACTTGAGCCAACCTGTCCGGGTTGCGCAGACGTTCCAGTCTGGACGAGTCCCGTGCTTGTACCTCCGAGAACCGTCGTCGCCGCATTGCTAGCGTTATTTGTACCCTGCGTAAGAAGACCCATAATGATACCTTCCGTCGAGAAGTCGTCGGAGTAGTTGAACGGCTGCTGTCCACCAACCGCCGAAATCCACTCTCTGTATGAGCAGTCAACGAACGAATCGCGCTGAACAACCCACTGGAGTTCCTTTACAGGGTGGTTAAAGTTGAGCTGGATCTTGTTCGACGAGCTCGTGATTGACTCAGCACCCGTGAACTGAACCTGCTCAATGAGGTACTCGTGGCTCTGCTGAGCGAAGCGGCGACGCTCTTCCGTGTCGAGGTACACATAGTCAATGTAGAGCGAGGCAGCGGCTAGGGAGAGCGCATTGGGACGCGCGGGTATACCAGCACCAGTCTCACCATACGCACAGTTCTCCCACGTCTCGAAGTCAACATTGATGCGAACCTCGTGGTACTGAAGGGCAATAAGGGGGATGGCTACACCAGGGTTGCGGCAGAACCAGAACTGGAGGGGAACATAGAGCGTCTTCGCAGGAGTACCGGCACGAGCAGTGCATGAGAGAGTCGTCTCATTAGCCGCGCACGTGGCATCAAGAGGGACACCAGACGCCGCCTGCTTGAGAAGAACAAGGTCGTGCGTGTTACCAACAAGTGCATCGAGGGCCTTCGTCGAACCGGCCTCCGTTGAGAGCTGCGTCCAGATTTGCATCCAGTCACCGTACTGACGGTCGATACGCTGACCACCAATCTCAACTTCAACTTGCTTGATAAGACGGTGACCGATGTAGTTGACCCAGCGGAAAGCAGACAGGATAGTGCCGCCAGACGACGCACCGCCGCCGCCTGCGGCCGTGAGTCTAACCTCGGGAAGAACAACCTGAACGTACGTCTTGTACATAAGGTCAGCGTTACGGTTGATCACAGCCGTAACACGCTTGTTGAAGTCAGCCTGGCCGTTGAACGTCACCTCAATTGACTCCATAGCGAAGTTCGTGTGGCGCTTGTAGAGAATCTTCCAGAACGTAATCTGGGGATTGCCAGAGATGTAGATATCCTGTGCACCGTACGACACAAGTTGCATAAGACCACCACCCATGTTTGTTTATGTCTTACAGCAAGAAAAAAATATTATGGCCAAATTTTATGCGAGGTCGCCTTATTTTTTTGCTATCATAAATATCTAGATATGGTAAATGTGTAGCGAACCACCGTCGGGAACAATTATCCCTTCTCATACTTACACTCATCTTTCTCAATATGCAGCATTTTCCACACAAAATATTAGACCACATCTGAGTACAACTCTTTCTATTTCTAATGGATTTTATGGCGCACCTACTCCTTTTACTGAAATAAATATCGTTTCAGTAGGCAATTGTTCTGGACTAAATTTAGATGATATAAATATTGCAACAAATGAATTAACTAGTTTGCAATATTATCTGACTAGCCTTATAACGAATGGTCCTTTACAATCCCCCCCAGATATTAAAACTAGCAAATCAATTAGATATCGACTGAAACCTGGAATCTACTATTATCGAAATGGTATTAATTTTAAAAATCTCAGTGTTTACTTAGATGCTTCTGGTAACTCAAACGCACAATTTATATTCTTAACAGATTCAAATAACGGTATAACTTTTAATGGAACATTCGGCATAAATCTTGTAAATGGAACCTTACCTCAAAATATTATATGGTATTCTTCAGGTGGAGATATAACATTTTACATTAATAATCCTATAATACCAGCATATCTCCCAGGAACACTGATTAGTGAACACAATATAGTACTTGGCGGTGTAACAGTGAATGGATGTGTTTATGCTAATAAATATATAAGAACCTCTCTTTCCAGCGCATCAATCGTATTCCCATCGCAAGCAATCATTATTGATACACATAACTATCGTACGCTTTCAACTTATGAACTACTTGCTAAACACGAAATTATATCTAAAAATGTTGTTACCGTAACAAATGGAAACGTAGGAGCATTAGAACCTAAAAATATAAATGAAGACATAGTATACACAGTAAACTCGAAATTAGATAATAATAATGTTACACATGCACTTAATGATGTAGAAAAATTATACACAAAAACTCTCCAACTTCCTAAGACAAATTCAAACTTTAACGGATACGCAAATCATACATCATCAAACATTGGCCCAGGCAACTATTTCTCTAGTAATACAATTAAAGTTGGTGATTATGCTAATATAACTCTAGATGGCAGAAATGACTCATCTTCAAAATTTATATTTTATGCAGCCACTTCAATAACATTTGGTAGAGGCATTATCATAACTCTTATAAATGGCGCAATACCTCAAAATGTTTTATGGATCGCAGGTGAAACAATAACACTTTCAGATGGTATCGTCGAAGTATTTTCGGGTTCATTGGTTGCATCCTCAGCAATTACTTTTAATGGTGATATAACTGTTTATGGTACGGTTGCAAGTACGAACGGAATAATAGATTTTAAAGGAAGTGCATTCGTATCATTAATGTCTTCACCAGCATATGTTCCGTGTTATTTTAAAGGAACACAGATTCTTACAGATAAAGGATGCGTTGCAATTGAATCTTTACAAGAAGGAGATAACATTCAAACATTTGCACAAATAACAGAAAAATATGAAGTAGTATTACACCCTGCTAAGTTACAAAAGTGTATTTCAATAAAAAAGTTCATAGTACTTAATCCCAGACCAAGCACTGGTTTAATCTGCTTTAATGCTGGTTCCCTAGCAGAAAACTTGCCAGTACACAATCTTTATGTAGGCCCAGATCACGGTATATTTATTGATGGTTATTTAAGAGTAGCAAAGAGTTTTGTAAACGGAACTACAATCTTTTATGAACAATCCTGTAAAAAAATTGAATACTATCATATTTTACTAGATACATACGCTTGTGTTCAAGCCAATGGTCTGCTCTCAGAGTCATCTAAATGTAAATAAAACTCACAATAAAGTATAAAAACAATGGCTGGAGTTTTTCCATCATCCACTTACCCTACTCTTTCAAAGTATGCCGTTCTGGCTGGGGGCAATATCAGCGCTGTGCCTGTAATAGGTAATAATCCTCCATTGATTAGTTTAGCCAACGGTTATTATGGATTCGATGGTACGAATGACGTAGTTGTGCAGCCAAGAGGACTACCATCTGGTGAAAATAATAACGATGTAGCAACTGCGCTTCTTGAGGCAGACAACCTTTTTGTAGAACTTAACTCTTTAATGAAGACTCCTTTACCGTCTAGAGGTACCCAAACAATAACTCCAGGAGTTTATACTATTGATTCTTTCGATCCTGATACTACTCTTACGTTAGAGGGCTCATCAACAGGCTTATTCGGCAATCAATTTGTTTTTATAGTAGAATCGGGCAATTTTACGTTTGGTGGCGCAAACCTTGTTGCTGTAAATCTTACGAATGGACTATTACCAGAGAACATTGTGTGGTATATAAAAAACGGTTCAGCAAATTTTCAAG